TCTATCGGACCCTTTACAGGATTAGTAATTTATTCAGATACTTCTACTAGCCCAGATGACAAATTAGTGCTATACTTTGATTTTGATGACGAAATAACTATTCTAAACGGTTCAAATTTTATTATAACTTTTGATTCGACAGGTATAGCAAGTTTTGAGTAAAAGAATACAAATATTAATTATGAATAAAGGAGAAAACCATGGCTACATTTAATAAATTTAATTCGTTCGTAGAGGCTCTAGCTGAAAAAGTACACAACCTTGGCGCGGATACTTTAACTATTGCTTTAACTGCTGCGGCTAATGCCCCAGTTGCGGGTAATACACAATTATCGAACTTAACACAAATTTCGTACACTAACTTGTCTGCTCGTACTTTGTCTGTTACAGGCTCGGCACAGACCTCTGGCACATATAAGTTAACCATTACTGATAAGGTTCTTACAGCTTCTGGTGGTTCAGTTGGTCCTTTCCGTTATGTAGTTATATATAATGATACAGCTACGAATGACGAACTAATCGGATGGTACGATTACGGTTCAGATATTACTTTGGCTGACGGCGAAACCTTCACGATTAACTTCGATGATCCGAACGGTGTTCTAACCCTAGCGTAGTATAAATGGCACTTCCTACTTATTTTGGTAGTGCGTCTAATCCGTCTGATAATGGCTCTGCAAACGAACCCGGCGCACTAGCGGTAACTCCCCCAGCATCTATGGTTGCTGGGGACTTAGTGTTTCTAGTAGGTCAGTTACGCGTCGCAACCACAGGTCAGATAACGGTAACCACAACTGGGGGTCAAACGTGGACGTCACTAGGCGAAACCGCGGCAAACAGCATGGTTTGCGCTGTATGGTGGGCTGAGTTTAATGGAACGTGGTCAGCAGACCCGGCGCTGACTTATGCTGCCCAAGGCGGTACTGTCCCTGCTACTACCACAATGCACGTATTCCGCCCCGGCAGTGCCGCAGAAACATGGGCAGTTGACCAAGCCTATTCAGGTGCAGGTTTCTCTGCACCAAGCTCGCCGTTCACTGTAACACGTACAGGACAGACAACTACTCAGTCGAATACCGTATCCTTTGCGGGTTTCTTTTCTGCGGATGATAATACGTGGGACGGTGCTTATGGAACAAATGATGTTACACAGAACACTGATTCTAGCGTTGTTTTAGATGTTAGCGGCGGCACGGCGGGTTCCGGTGAGTCTAACCAAGCAGTAGGTCAGAGTTTCACCACTGGTGGTTCGTCTTACCCATTAAAGGCTATAGTAATAAGAATAGGCACAGTAGGTTCGCCTACTGATGGAACATACTGTGAAATTGCTACGTCTATATCTGGTGCTGCTATCGCAACTAGCAACGACGGAATTACTTATACAGCAGACCACAATCTAAAAGCTTATGAGTTTAGCAACCCGCCGGTACTAAGTGCAAGCACGAAATATTACTTCAGGATAAAGCGCAACGGAGCAAGAAACACAAGCAATAGATATGTTGTTTATTATAGTTCTGCCAATCCTTATGCTAGCCACGGGGCATACACTCTAGATAATAATGTTTGGAGTTCCGAAAGTGGTAGTAACGACCTACGCTTCATGGCGGTGTCTTTGTATGGTTGGTATGCAGCGAAGGTGCCGACTTTTGATTTGTATCAGTGGCGCAACTTAGCTGGTTCTGACCAAAGTTGTGCGTTCTCTTATCAGATACGAGACTCCGCAGGTGCAACAGGAGACGCCTCTAGAGTGCAAGCCACACTAGGCGGCGATGCTGGTGTGGCGTTTATTGCCACGATGTACTCGCAGTCAAGTGCTGCTTCGCTATCCGCAGACACAGCTACATTTACTCTTACTAGAAACGCAGGAGGGTTAACAGCTCAACGCAAACTAGACGCGGCGGTTAGAAGTTATGCACTTACAGGTAATACGGCCACCTTTAATAAGGGTTACTCAATTGTTGCAGCTACGCGAAGCTTCACACTAACAGGTAACGCCGCTACATTTCAATTGACAAGATTGCTTCTAGCTTCTACTCGCAGCTATACTTTAACGCCCACTGCCACTGGTTTGACTGCTCAAAGAAAGTTAAACTCTGACGTAAGAACTTATAGCCTTACAGGTACATCTACTGTATTTTCTTTATTTAGAGGACTTTTAACCACCACAAGTTCTTATACCTTAACTGGTCTTGCCGCAGCCCTAGTTGTGGAAGGCAATAAAATCCTATTGGCTTCTACTCAGTCTTTCAGTCTTTCAGGACAATCAGCAGGTTTTACAAAAACAACTATTATACCTGTTACTTCTGCACAGTTTACACTAACGGGTACAAATTCTGGACTTATTCACGACAAAAAGCTTAACGTATCATCAGCGTCTTTTAGTTATAGTGGGATAGCCGTTGGGGTTTCTAGAAATTATTTACTCTTAACTGACACCGGTAGTCTTGTACTAACAGGTCAGGATATTATTTTCTCACAGGATAGAATTATTATGCTGCCCACTACTAACTTTAATTTCACTAGCGGCATCGGTTATTTTGTTCTTGAACTTATAGAAATAAGCGGAGAGTCAGTCCCTGCCGCTCATTATGAAGATTCTTTAAAATTGGAAGCAGATGGTTATGTTGATTTATTCCAAATTATCTTATCTGATAAATCAAGTGTTTTATATTTAAAAATTAACAAGGACACCGACTGGCAAGGTAACACTTATGAAGGCACCGGTATTAAAATAGACGGTGTCGGTAATTATGCAGATGAAACCGTATCTAGACCTAAGTTGACCATGTTTAATCCTAATGGTGTTTACTCGTATCTCCTAGACCAAGGCTTACTAGATGGTGCGACTGTTGCTAGATATAGGGTTCTTAAATATCATATTGATAATGACTTACCTGTTTACCGTAGACAACAATGGAAAGTTTCTCGTATAGCTAGTGTTAAGAACCCGCAAATTGTTGTTGAGTTGAGAGATATGCTAGACGGTCAGAACTTTACGACACCGGGGCGGATGTTCATTCCACCTGACTTCCCGACAGTAAGTTTACAATAGGGCTTGCATAACTTTACAATAAGTGCTATGAAGGTTTACAATAATATCTTGAAAGTTTACAATGACAACTGACATAATTATAAAACACAACTTTCTCACTACTGGGGAATTAAGATATAAACACCTTTTGGGGCGAAGCTTCAAACTTGGAACTACTGACTGTTACTCAATGTTGAGAGATATTCTAAAGGATAATACGCCGATAAACCTTACTAATTATGCTAGACCTAAATATTTTTGGCGTGAAGAAGATATGAGTGTGTACGTAGATAATTTTCACAAAGAAGGTTTTAGAGTCATTGAAGATAATTCTAAGGTTGAAGAATACAGACCTCTTGACGTATTTCTAGTTGGCATACCAGACCCTCAAAGTCTTAAGAAAACTATAACTAATCATTGCTTGATTTATCTCGGTAATGGTTATGTTATTCATCACAGAATAGGTCAACTATCCTCAGTTGATAGGTATCGTGGGGCGCTTAAAAATTTGACAACTCACTATATTCGACATAAAGATATCCCAGACATGCGTAATTCTTCAGCTAGTTCTGTGAACCTGATGGATGTTATTTTACCACATAAAAAAGCAGAAATCGAAGAGGCTTTAAATGCAAATAGACCCTAAAAATTTAGAACGTATAAAAACAAATCTATTAGCGTTGTACAAACCAAATGGGGCGGAGCGTGTGGGCTTTGTGCAGGAAGAAAATAGAATAGTCGAGGTTGCTAATGTCCACGACGAACCAACGCTGGGGTTCCAAGTTTCACCCGCAGATATTATTAGATTTGTTGAAGAAAGAAAATGCTGGGCTACTTGGCATACTCATCCTAACGAGGATTGTAATCTATCCGGTGAGGATTACAGAATGTTCAATGCTTATAAACACATGCATCACTTTATAATTGGTAATGATGGAATAAGGCATTACAAGTACGACGAAGAAAAACAAGCAATAGTGGTTGTAGACTAATGGTTGAAACTGTTGTAATAGCGGCACCGGGGCCTAGCCTAACTTTTAAGCAGGTAGAGCTAGTCAGACAAAACCGGACAAAACTAATTAGCCTCACAATTGGTGATGTGGGCAGGGCGATGTTTACTGATGCCAATATCTTGTACCATTGTGACAAGAAGTGGTGGGATTATTATCAAGGATGTCCTGATTTCGAGGGTTTAAAATATTCTTTAGAACAAACTGACTATCCAGAAATAATTAAATTAGAGCGTTCAGAGCGTCAGGACGGGTTTGATTTACAGTATCCTAAGATAGTTACAGGCTACAACTCCGGCTACCAAGCTATTAACTTATCACTATATTTTAAACCTAAGAGGATTATTTTAATAGGTTACGACCTAAAAGAAGGTCCAAACGGGGAACATAATATTATAGGTGACCACCCTAAAGATATTAAACGTCCTTGCAATTTCAAGCTGTTTGGTGATAAGATAAAAACATTGGTCCCAGTACTTGACAGTATGGGAATTACAGTATATAACTGTTCAATTGAAACTTCACTTGACTGTTTTCCTAGAAAGAATCTTGAAGATGTTCTCTGAGAATAAAGTAAAAATAATCCTACACGGATACCTTAAACAACTTCACCCCGGAGAACTAATCCTGTCCGGTCGAACTGTTGCAGAAATTATCAACGGCATGTGTAAAACCACTAAGGCTTTCAACGTAGGTCCAACGGAAGAAAAACACGTTATTTCGGTGTTAGGTTTTGAGAAAAAAGAATCTTTATACGAACCCATTGACCCCGAATTAAAAGAATTACACATGGTTCCGGCCATGGTTGGAGGCAAGTCCGGTGGTTTTATTAAGATTGTAATTGGAGCCGTACTTATTGCTGCTTCGTTCATACCGGGCTTGAACTTTCTACTTCCAATTGGTATCTCTATGGTTCTGGGTGGTGTATTAGAACTATTAACTCCTCAGCCAAGGGCGGACACCTTTGGTAATGGTGAGGCAGACCCCGAGGCTTCTAAGTACCTAGGAGCCACGCAGAATACGGTTAAGATAGGTACAAGAATACCACTGTTATACGGGGAGATGAAAGCCTACGGCCATTATCTTAGTTTTGACGTGGATGCTAAAGATATTGCGGTATAATTTAAACAGGGAGCTAAAAATGACTAAGAAAACTATTCTAGCTGAAGACACTACTAAAATAACTAAAGCTAGTAAAGCAGATTGTATTAACGAACTCAGACGCATTGCGGAAGCTAACCCAGAGCAGATTGTTAGTCGGAATTATTTTCGTAACAACAGTCCTTTCTCTGAGTCAGCTTGGAGTAAACATTTTGGAACATTTGAAGAGTTCAAAAGACAAGCTAAAATTATTATTCCTCGACACGCTCGTAAGATGGAATTAGATGTAGCTCGACACGCCTCAGCTGATAATTATAGGGCGATGAACGACGAAAAAAGAAACTACTCAGGTAAATATTTAGTTCCTAATAAAAGTAGATTCGGCACGATATTAGTTGGTAGTGATATTCACGATATTGAGTGTGACCCATTCTGGAGATTCTTATTTATAGACACAGCCAAGAGAGTTCAACCCCCAAGAATTATTCTAAACGGTGACGTGTTTGACCTTAGTGAATTTTCTAAATACACTGTTGACCCGAGAGAATGGGACGTTGTCGGTAGAATCAAATGGGTTCACCAGTTCCTAGCTGACCTGAGAAAAGCTTGTCCGAATTCCCAGATTGATTTCATTGAGGGTAATCACGAAGCTAGACTTCTACGGCATCTTTCAGAAGCAACACCGGCAATGAAAGCTATTCTTGCTGACCTTCATGGTTGGACAGTTTCAAAACTATTAGGTTTAGATGCTTTTGGAGTAAATTATGTTGCTCCAGCTGACCTTGCAACTTTTACTACGTCAGACATGAAGAAAGAACTATCAAGGAATTTCTTGGTAATAGACGATTTTCTGGTTGCACACCATTTCCCAGAGGGTAGAGATTTCGGCCTAGCTGGTTGGAACGGGCATCACCATTCTCATGAAGTTCGTACTTACTATTCCCCGCTTACGGGTTCCTACGAATGGCACCAGTTGGGGTCAGGGCATCGCAGACATGCAAGTTATTGTAATGGTGAGAAGTGGGGAAATGGTTTTCTACTTGTCCACACGGACAAAGTAGCTAAAAGAGCGCAGTTTGAGTACATAGACACCTCTTCTTCGCACGTAGTTATAGGTGGAAAATGGTACGAACGCAAGGACTAATGCTTGCAATTTTCAACCGAGCGGGTTACTATCAAATATGACAATTAACGTATTAAAGGGTGCTAAAGGTGGAGGTGGGGGCAGTGCGCCCCAACCAACATCTACGCCTGATAATCTACGTTCAAAAGATAGTGTAGAAGCCATTCTAGCCATTTCTGAAGGCCCAATATTTGGTTTAAAAGATGGAGCTAAGTCTTTTTACATCGGTGACACAGCCCTACAAAACGCCTCTGGCGACTATAATTTTAAGACTTTCGTCTTGAATTTCTTCCCGGGAAGTGATGTTGCAGACCCAATTGTTCCAGTTCTAGGGGGTCAGTCCAGTAATAGTTCAGTCAATCTAACCCTAGCTAAAGATATAGCTGTAACAAGAACTACAACCACTAGAGGTATTAACTCTATTGACGTCCGTTTGGCATTCAATAGATTAATGATTAGCAACACTAGTGGTACTTTCGCTGCGGATGCAAGTTTTAGAATAGAATACAAAAAAGTATCGGACGTCAGTTGGACAACTCTTTATGGTCAAGACATAACCATCAACGGTAAAACTACTAGTCAATACGTAAAAGAGTTTCGCATTATACTAGAGGCGGACGCCGATGACGATTGGGATATAAGAGTAACTAAACTCAGTAATGAAAATACTGATGAATATTTTTGTGACATGTCTTGGGAAAGTTATCAAGAAACTCTTGCTGATTCTAGAGCTTATGATAACACCGCAGTTATTCAAATCTCCGGCGAGGCCTCTGACCAGTTTTCTAGTATCCCACAATGGTCTGGTATTTATCGAGGTTTGATGATTCAGATTCCTAGTAATTATGACCCAATTACTAGGGAATACGACGGCGCTTGGGATGGCTCGTGGCAGATTGCTTGGACTAATAACCCAGCTTGGTGTTTGTATGACTTTGTTATGAATGAAAGATACGGGATTCGTTATTACTATCCTGATATAGTACTGGATAAATACGACGTTTACGAAGCGGCCCAGTGGTGTGATGAATTAGTTCCAGACGGTCAGGGCGGTTTTCAACCTAGATATACTTTTAATGCTATTATAACAGAACCCCGCCCGGGTAAGGAACTGGCTCGGTATATAGCGGGAACTTTTAATTCTACTTTCTTTGATGACCTCAATGGTACAGCGTATTTAAAGGTAGATAAAGATGATACCGCAGTGGCGATTTTTTCTAAAGAAAACGTATTTGAAGAAGGTTTTGAATACAGTTACACAGATATTACGACTAGGTTTAACGATATTACTGTTACTTTCCTTAATCCTGACTTAAATTGGGCTGAAGATAGACGTAGAATATTTGACCAAACTCTCATTGATAGAAATGGCAACATTCCTTTAGACTTCATCGCTGTTGGTTGTACCAATGCTCGTGAAGCTTTACGCCGCGCATGGTACAAGCTCATCACAGCCAACACAGAAAATTGTTTAGTTTCATTCCGCACAAACCGTTATGGTGGAATGATAAAACCTTTTGACGTAATATTGGTATCTGACTCAGACATGGGTTATGGTATTTCTGGTCGTATAAAATCATTAAATGAGGCCAGAACAATTATAACTCTAAGAAACCCAGTTTATTTAGAACTTGGCGTAACATACTATATTAACTTAAGGTTAAATGACTCCACGAATTACAGAGTACCTTTAGTAAACACACAAGTCGGTTATAACACAACCTTAGAAGTAGACACAGCTATACCAGAGAACTTAGCAGATAAAGCTCAGTTCGCTATTGAAGCACAGGGCGTTATAGGAACACCTCGTCCCTTCCGTGTAACTAAGGTAGAAGAACAAGATGGTAGCCCTGATGGTTTTCTAATCGAAGCAATTAATATCAATCGCAACAAGTGGTATGACTCAGATAATATTGTCGATTCTGGTGTAATCGACTACTCGACTCTACCTAATCCTTTTGACCCACCGGGTCCTACAAATGTTCAGTTTACAGAGCGGTTCATAAAACTAACTAAGAATTTCCAAATCATAGTTTCGCCAACATTTGACCGTGGTGCTTACAAGTATTATGCTAACGACCATAGTTTTGAGGTCTGGTCTAGACTTAATGGAACTAATGATGTGTTTGTAAAAAGAGAAGTTCTTTATGGGGATACTTTAATAGACCACCCGCCCGGTCTGTACGATTTTAAAATACTAGGTAAATCATCAATAGGTAAAACTACCCGTCTCGAGACGGCGGGTACTTATGTCTTTAACGTCACTAACCCTAAAGATGCTCCAGCTAATATTGATTGGATAAAAATAAATAAAAGAGAGGTCTATTGGGGTTATGCTAATCCTCCAGATGACTTCGCTGGTTTCCAAGTTCGCTATCATAACGAAGCGGGTCGAACAACTTGGTCTAATGCGATTAGAGCGCATCAAGGATTGATAAGTGCAACTTCATTCTATACCCAATTGATTCCACCAAGCGCTAGGGTCATCATGGTAAGGGCTGTGGACGTGTATGGTATTCCTTCAGAAGAAAGTGCAATTATTTACCGTGACCTTGGAGATATTTCTATTACAAATGAGGTGGATAGAATAGATTTTGCACCAACATTTACAGGAACTAAAACAAATTGCTCTGTAATAAGTGGTGAGCTTATGGCAGACGATACAGGAACTAACGTGTATTCTGGCGACCCAAATGCCGAAATGTACGACGGTGGAGATATGTACGAGGCTGTTTATGCTGAGATGACCTACGAGGCCGATTTTACTATTACCAGTGGTGGGGAAACTCTTATAGATATTGAGTTCAGTGGTTCTGGTTATGAGGTTCTTTATAGGGAAGATGGTACAACAGATTGGCTTCCTTTACCTGAGAGGCAAGACATAGAACCGGGTGACTATAATATTTTATTAAGGCTCTTTGGTGGTCATGCCCGAGGTATAGTAACAACTTTTAGTATTATTGTTGATGCTCAAGATGTTATTGAAGATTTAGAAGATTTGATTATCAGCTCTGGCAGCGCAGGTTTACGCATCCCAATAACAAAAAACTATAGCACAATTAAGATAGTTAGTGTTATAATACAGGATGACGGTTCTAGTACTGCTGTAGGTTATCGTGTGTTTGATAAAGACACCACTATAGGAGCTGGACCATTGGTTAAACTGGTCGACGCGACTGGAGCTTTCACAACAGGTACTTTTGATGCTCAGATAAAAGGATTTATTTAATGACTAACATGCCGATTAAGACCGATTTGACAGCTTCTGATACCAGTGAGGCAGAGTTCCAAGCGGCTTTAGGTGACCTTTATGATGTTATAAACGAGTCAGCAGGTATCAACGGCATAGAATCTTTAACGATAGCGTCTGGGGATGTTACTCCTACTAAATGCTTTATTACCGTGGACACTCAAAGTGCGGCTGCTACGGATGATTTAGACCATATTTTAACCACAAATATCGGCGCTAAGATTATATTTGTGCGTTCGGCTTCAGCAGCTAGGGTTGTAACTCTAAAACACAACATCACTGGCAGTGGTAAGTTATTCCTAACTGGTGCTGTAGATGCTGTACTAGCAGACCCCACATATGTTGTTGTATTATATTACAATACTGTAACAACTCGTTGGGAAGAGTTGATGAGAAACTTCGGTTTAAGAACAACAACCGCTGGGGAAGTTACATCTATTTTTACCCAGTTAGGTTTGGGTACAGCCGCAACTAAAGATTTTGGCACAAGCTCAGGTCAGATTCCTAGAAATGCCGACTTAGGTACGGCTTCTAAAATCAACACAGGAACGGCTTCTGGTGAGATTCCATTAAATAGTAATTTAGGGGCTTTAGCTTATTTGGCTTCTGTAACTGATTCATTTTTAACCGCTACTGGTGTTTCAGCAGGTACTTATAATTCTCTTACAGTTAATAATAAAGGAAGAGTAACAGCAGGAACAAACGTACCTTCGGTGTTAGCTGCAAATGCTTCAGAAGTTAAAGCCGAAACCGTGGCTGACAAATATGTAGCACCAAACACAACCAAGAACCACCCCGGTGTTATAAAGGCGTGGGGACATCTCAACTGGTCAACCTCTGGTAGTATTTTTTATACACCTATTGGAGAAGATTATAATATTGATTCCTACGGTTCCGGAGGTAGCTCTGGTAGAATTGCAGTGACTTTTAGCGTTGCTTTGGACAATAGTAATTATCAAGTTTTTGCTCATAGAAGAGACAATACTGGACCACCTTATCAATTAGAATATGTAAATA